CAGATCTTGCTGGGACTCGACCCGTCACTCGACACGTCCCGAATCACGTTGTTCCGGATGATCGTCCCATTCAACGAGCAGAAGATCCCCCGGCCCACGGGCTCCTCGATGATGTTGTCCTCGATCACACAGTCCAGGTTCGCGTTCGACTCGTTCGTCGCATTCTGCTTCGCCATCCGGATCGCCGACACATCAGTCTGGTTCCCCGCGAGGTTGGTCCGCTTGAACCAGTTCCCCCGCACGTAGATGTGGTTCGTGTTGATGCACGACAGCTTGAACCCATTCGACTGGATGTTCTGGACGCGGTTCCCCTCGAAGTAGATGTACGTGTTGTGCTGGTCGATCCCGATCCCCGGCGCGTACGTACTACCCCAATCGTTCGTACCAGCCGCGAACCCGTACCCCCCATCCAGCGTATTGTTGTACATCCAGCAGTAACTCACGTGGGGATGGCACTTTAGCGCACTCTCCGCGAACCCCCGCAGCACGTTGTTCGCCACGACCACATTCCGACTGAAGTACGAAATGTCGAACCCGTGCCGAACACGCACCACCACGTTGTTCGCAATCAGCACATGCGTACTTCCGCGCGCCACCACCCCGCGCCCGTCCCCATCGAAGTCGGTCACGTCGTGCATGTAGCACCCGGTGATCACGCCGCCAGTCGAGTCGTTGTACCGCACCGAGTCCGACCGGCACTTCTCGAACTCCACATCCTGCACATACCCACCCACACAGTACGAGTGCCGTACCCCCGCATTCCCCACACTCGCACTCGTCCCGTTCCGAATCCGCCCACGACCCCGCAGCCCCGAGTTGATCACCGGCGTAAACACGCCCACACTCGGCGCAACGCCCCCCGTCACATACGAATCGATCAGCGGGTACTCCAACGTGAGCGTCCCACCCGCCTTCGACCGTACCCGGTTGATCTCTTTGTGAACCCACGAGCTGGAGTACGACGAACTCTGGTCATCCTTGATGATGATCCAGTCCCCAGCCTCGAAGTCGCCGGGCGTCGTCACCGTGATCGACACCGCACCCGCACTTGGGTCCGCCGTCAAATCGTCGTAGCTGGTAGGTCCCGTCCCCAAAAACACGAACGGCTCGTTCGAGTTCACCGAGCTGTCCTTCTCGATCGTGACGCCCGGCTCCAGCAACACGCACACATCGCTCTTCCGAATCGTAATGGAGTCCGTCAGCACATACGAGCCCAACGACCGTGGAACCCGAATCGTCCCACCCTCACTCGGCAGCGCCTCCACTGCCGCGAAGAACGCCCCCGTATCGTCGGTGTACCCGTCCCCAACCGCCCCAAAGTCCTTCACATCAAGGACGGGTCCGTGCGGAGCCTTCGCCAACGGGTGCATCCACCGCCCGTCACTCACCGCAACGACCGGCGTTTGCTTCGACCCAGGCACAGCCTCCCCCACCGTGTACGATGGCGGCAGCTCGATCGGCAACGAACTTTTCGGGTAGAACACCGTGACCGCACCCTTACTCGTGGGCGGGTCCTGCGCCTCATCAAACGTCGAGTCGATTCGACGTTGCACTTGTTCGAGGAGGGCCGTCGAGCGGGCGAGCGCACGATCATGCTCACGAATCAACCGGCGCAGTTCAGGGGGGAGTCCACGCGGGATCCTACGACCCCGATATACCTCACTCATGCTTCGTGTCCTCCAAGCTCTCGAACGTCGCTCCCATGAACGCGACTTTCAACCCCTCCACACTGTCCGTCAGCAGCTCCAGCGTCACCGCCTCTGCCAACAGCCGTGCGGGAACCTGCACCAGCCTCCGCTCCGTGATCGTCTGGGCCAGCGAACTCTTCCCTTGCGTCTTGTCTGCCAGCCGCCCATTGATGTTCAAGATCAGCTCACCCGTCCCAACCTCAGTCGGAGCAACCATAGCGTGCATGTAGATCGTCCGGACCTCCTGGCCCGCACCACCCGGATACACCTCACGAGTCGTCACGGCAAACACCGGCACGACCCCACTCATGTCCGTGTACCCGAACCCCTCATACCCAAGCCGCGTGCTGTAACTCCCATCCCCACTCACCGTCACGCGCTTCCCACCTTGCGTCAGCACAGTCGCAACAATCGAAACGCCATCCGGTCGCTCGATCGGTCCCGTCACCGCGAGCAACCCCTCCTTCACATGCGCCTGATCGTAGTGGAAGAACCACCCCTTCGCCCCCGTCACCCCGGACGGGTTCCGGACCCACAGCTCCAACCGCTGCATATCCGCATTGTTCAGCAACCCCACGATCAACGCGGGGTCATCCACCATCGACTCCCAATCCAGGTGGTTACTCAGATCGATGATCCGATCCAAATCCGTCGCGTACAGACCTGTCCGGTCCACACTCGCCAGCATCGCCCCCACACCCGGCATGTCAAACCGAACCACCGTCTTCTCATTCAGCGTACCCCTCGTCGCCGTGATGAGGTCGTACACCTTCCCTTGCCGGAAATCCACGTCCCCGTCCTGGGGCAGCCAGTTCACTCGGAACAAGCTCCGATCCTCGAACACCCCACACACATTCCCCAGCGTCTTGATCGCCCGGACCCGATCACTGTCGTACCCATCGAACCGCACGAAGTAGATGCTCGGCCAGCTGTCCGTCTCATACGCGATGCTGTACCGCATCGTATGCGGGTTCGCCGTGTCATTACTGACCGCGCACCCCTCGAACACATCCCCGCACGTCGCGTTTGGGGGAGGCCCATTCCGCTCCCACAAATACCCCACATCGATCAGCGGGAACCCCGGTTGTGTCGGCAGGTAATCGTTGTCTTCCCCCGGCTGACTCACACCCGTCAACAAGTAGTAATCGCCCGCAGGATACGACCCGTCCGAACTCTCCGCGATGTTCACCACCGTCGTCAGACTGGAGATGGTGATCTCCGCGTACAGGTACCCATTCGGCCACTGGTTCGCACTCAGCTGGTACTGCTCTGCCAGCCCACCCGCCGCCAAGTTCGGCAGCGCCGGAAGGCTCTTGTACACCCGAATCGTGTCAGCCGTACTCGGCTTCGCGGCATCGAACGCGGTCTTCAGCGCATACAAGATGAACCCACGGTTCAGCAACACCGCCTGGTTGATCGTAACGACCCCACCAGCCGCGAAGTCACTCGCGCACCCGCTCTCCACGCCCGTCGTGCTGTCGTACCACGTGAACCAGTACCAATGGCTCCCGATCGAGAGATCTCCCCCGCTCGCCGCCACTGGCCGCAGCTTCATCGACTGTGTACCCAGCCCAACGGTCCGGATCGTCCGCTGTGCACTCGAATTGAGGTACACCACGGCTTGCTTCCCGCCCGTCTGCACATGGAACCGGTTCTCAATCGGCACCACGTTCCGGGGTCGCAACACCCCTGACGGGACCACCACCTCAACTGCCCCAGCCGCATCCATCGCCGCATCGGACGGGTCATCCATCGCCGGAAGGAACAGCCACCTCGTCCCGTACCCGCCCAACGAGTACATGAACTCCGGTGCCTGGCTCACCGCACCTGGATCCCACGGAATCCCCACCAACCCATCGATGTAGGTCCCGCGCCCGTGCTCCGACGTTCCCTCACTGAGAACCTGTCGCCCTTCCGCACGCCGAATCGCCGGGTCCCCCACCTTGTATCGCGCGTTCTTAGCGACACTCAAGGCACCCGGCGGCAACAGCGCCAGATCAGCCGCCGTAAACAGTCCCCGATCCAGCTGTTCATCAAAAATCATACTGTCATCGCCGTCCCGAGCATGATCCACAATCCGCTTGTTTCATCCCACTGATACGACACGCTCTCGTATTGGCTCAGCGTCACGGTCGCCGCCCCATCATTCTTGAACTTCGCCCCGTTCGCAAACGCCACCGTGTTCGTCGCATGGAAGTTCGTGATCGTCACGATCTGCCCATCCACCGCACTCGTCATGTCCGACACCGTTGCGTTGCTCGCAGGCGTGTACCGCACCGAACTCACACCGGCAACCGAGAACGAGTTGCTTCCGCCCGTCGTCCGGACCAGCCGCCCAATGCTCCCAGGCACCGTGTTGTTCGATCCAGCCACACTCACCGTATGGGCATACCCAACATCCGCAGTCGCGTCCGCTGGGATGTGACTCACATCGATCATTCCACTCGTACTCGCGTTGTCCAGCCACTGCCCGATCACGCTGGTATCCCCGCCACACCCGAGGATCTGCACGTCCGTCACACCGCTATCGATGTCAACCACGTCGCTTGCACCACCGCTCCCGCTTCCGAGAACCATGTCCCCGAACATGCACCCGATGATCTGAATGTGGTTCCCAGACCGCAACCAGATGTACGACTGGCCCGTCGTATTCCCATCGATGTCGCTGATCGTGCACCCGATCACCTGCACATACGTCGCACCGAAGCAGTACACCCCGATGTTCCCCATGTTCGAGATCGTGCAGTTCACGACCCGGATACCCACACCGCCCGTCAAGCTGAACGCCGTCAACCCATCTCGCACCTGACACGACTCGAACGTGATACCCGTCCCAGCTGTCACGCTGATCACCGACGTACTCGCTAGGGCACCCTGCCCCAACGTGCACCCACTCACCAGGATGTTCCGTGGATCATTCGTCCCCGACTCACCGGCACTGACCACCACACTCGTCCCGACCTGCGAGCCCGTCGGATCGATCACGCAGTCCCGCATGATCGCATCCTCGGTATCCTTCTCGAACCGGAACATCCCAGTTCCGCCCGTCCAGTTCGCTTCGGGCCGCACCACGATCCGCCGAATGTAAGGCCGCTTCGCCGCATACCCGTAGTACGCGTAGTTCCACGCTGTACTCCCCGTCAGCCGACAATCCACATACGTGGTATCGGCCCCCTGGTCGTACACCGCCGTCCCTGCGCCACCACCACTGATGAACTTGATTCGCGCGAGATCGATCCGCGAGCAGCTCGACCCCACCTTGATGTGGGCCACCGTCCCACTCGGAGCTGTCACCCGCGTCATCGTGAGATCCGTCACCGTGACATCCGTGCTCGCGCCCGTCAGGTCCAGCCCATTCCCACTGTGGTTGATGCTCAAGACGGTCACGCCCATCCCAGCCCCACGCACGATCACACCGGACACCCCATCCAGATCGATCTCACTCGACAGCTTGTACGTACCCGCCTGCAACCGCAGGACGCCACCATTCCGCAACTTCAGGTACGCGATCGCATTCTTGAATGCCGTCGCATCGTCGTTCGACCCGTCTCGATACGCCCCGAACTCCTCGGGCCGCACCTCGTCCGAACCCATCTCCTCACCAGCAACGTCGTAGATCGCGGTGTACGTCCCGCCATCATTGATGCTGATGTCCAGCCTCGGCTCGTACGAGTAGAACACCGCCCCGCCATTCGCGTCCGTCGTCGGGAAGTCGCTCCCACTCGCCGTGTACGCACTCGACCCCGCTGGGTCGTGGTACATCTTCGGGTTGCTGGACCCCGCATCGTACAGAAACCGATCGTACTGATCCCACGAGAAGGCGGTCGCCCCACTCGCCAACGTGATGATCCCCGACGTAACGACCCCACTCACACTGCGCGCGTTGGTACTCCCCAACACACTCAGGTGCGCCGTCAACGCCGGGCTCGGGGTCGCCTGCGCGGGCGAGTTGATGTCATACGCCTGGATGAACCCCGTCGTGCTGACCGCTACACTTCCCGCAGCCGCCGCGATGCACCCCGGATACAGCGCCTGCAAGTACGCACCCGTTGTCGGGGTGCGGGTAGCGTCGGTCCCACTCACGGGCTCATAGACCGTGACTGAGTACTTGTAAAGTCTCTTGACTGCCATCACCACCACCCCTCATCAGGATCGTCCCCGCGCAACCACTGCCGCCGCCCGTGCTCGCTGAACGACACCAACCTCTCATCCTCATCGTAGCTCCGGTGATCGTGCACCTGAGCCCGCTTCTTCGCATCTTCTGCCATCGCCAGCAGGTCATTTGCCAGGAGGCCCTGACCTCCCCGCCACTTCGTCACCAACCCCTGCCCACGGAGAATCAGAGCCTCCTCCATATACGTCGCCACGTCCGGGTTGTCCGTCTGCCCCGTGACCCTCTGCGGATCCACGATATACCGCATGTTGTAGCTGTAGTTGTTGTTGGGTGTCGGGAACAGCGTCAAGCTCGTGTTCGTGTGCCGCCGCTCCAACCCATAGAACCGCGCCACATCCGTCAGGCTGTGGTCGTACTTCGCTCGATCCCACAGGTCCCGCCGCATCGGCAGGATCGGGATCTTGTTCGTCTCGTCCCGCAACGAGTACACGCTCTTCATCCGGACCGGAATCACGTACTCCGCCGTCGAGGCCGTCGAGGTCCACGACGTGTTGTAGAAGTAGTACTCCCAGTCGTGGTCGTTGATCAGCCAGTCGAGGGCCATCGTCCAGGCGGTCCTGGCCCCCACCTCATCGGGGCTGCTCGCCCCGCTCACCGGCAGCGCAATATCTGCGAGAAAGTCCCCCACCGTCTTGGAGGTCCGATCAAGCTGGGTCCCAATCGTACCGCTCCCAGCACCTGTAATGGACCCCACACCAATCGAACCAGCCATCGGGCCTCACCTCACGCCGAGTATATCACCTCACGTACAACTTTCGCCCCTTCGGCCTCAACGCGGGCAGCCACGCGCCTGTCCGCGCCCGTTCCGCCTCCCGCACCATCGCCACGAAGTCCGCCAACGGCTCTGGCTCCAACGCGTGGGGTCCCTGGTCGGGGCTTTCGGGCTGGTTGACCAGCTTGATGTGTTTCTCAACCCACCGAGCCCCCAGCCCGACGGCCGCACAAGCCGTCCCATACCCTACCGTGTGATCGCTCACACCCCATTCATGCGGCCACAATGCCCCCGCCCAGGTCTGCAACGCGTACCGCTCCGGGTTCGCCGGGTACTCCGAAACGCACACCAGCGGTATGATCTCGTTCGGGATGTCCGGCCTGTCCAGCCACACCCGCACCCGGTCTGGGGTCGTGAACCCCGTACTCACCAACACCGGCATGTCCGTCTTCTTGATCGCCGACCACAGCAGCCCATCCTCAATGTGGGCACTCGCCACCTTCCACCGATGGACCATCGGGGCCAGCCACTCCACCGACTCCTTCGAGAAGGGCGTACACATGAACTCGATCCGCACCGTCTTGCAGTAGTCCGCGATCCGCCCGAAGAACCACTCCCCCTGCTCCGTCCACTTCGGCCGACTCTCCGGATCGTCCCAGACCCGATCCCGCTTGATCGCCTGGAACTTCACTGCATCGCACCCGGCCCTCTGCGCCGCGTCCACCAAATCGATCGCCAGCGCAAGGTCCCCACAGTGGTTACTCCCTGCCTCCCCAATCACGAACAAATCGACCACACTCATGCGTTCGGCCCCCACCTCTTCGTCAGATCCCACCGCTTCTTGACTTCATCGTAGCTCTGCCCCAAGTGCAACTGATGAATCTTCATCAGCTCCTGCGTGTCCACCCCGCACTCCTTGTGGACCGTCTCCACCTCAACGCTCGTCGGGCTCATCCGGATCGTCCACGGCGGAATATCCCCCTGCTCATGCAGCTCGACCAACCGCTCCTGTAGCTGGTCCCTGGTCAGCACCTCCGCGTCCTCATCCAACACGAGGTTCACCAGCCCGTACTTCGTCTTCGCAATCACCGTCCGTGGCGTCTCCCGCGTCGCCTCCTTCACCGCCACCAACGTCAGCCCGACCCCACCGAGCCCCAGCACCCCCATAAACTTCCGTCTGTTCATTTGAACCACACATCCTCTTGGTATGGCCGACAGATCGCTATGATCTCCGGCCGCCAAATCAACCCAACCTTCGTCTGCACAGCCTTCGTCCACGGGATGTTCCCGCCCTGCCTCAGAGGCCACTCCGGAATATCCCCTCTAAGGTTTGGGATGACCATCTGCACTGTGCACACATTTCCCTGCTCGATGACTCGTCGCTCGGTCCAGACGACTTCCCGCCAGGGGGCGACGACTCGGAAAACATGACCGGCAGCGTCATGGTACGCCACCGCTTTCCGAATCTTGAGAAACGCAGAACCTGTGGCAATATCATCGTCATCAAGGAACCAAACCCAATCCCCATGAGCAACACGCTGAGCAAAAGTCCGCTGTGCATTCCCGAAGTTTCTGGTCGGTCCATGCTCCATGTACCTCACGTTGAAGTGTGGTGACAACATTGTCGCACAAATCGCCTCCGCCTTGGGCTGCGGACCATCCCCCACCACGATGACCTCATCCCCGTCCCGCCACTCATCCTGGGATCTCAGGGAGGTCAGGGTGTTGGCGAGCGAAGCCCGCCCGCATGTAGGTACGATCACCGAGATCCTTGCTGGCTTCTTCGAGTTGTTCTTCGGTGGCATCAATACCTCCCCTGACGAGAAGTCTTCTAAGTCTTCGTACATCGGCCCGTGTGTCAACGGCATACTCACCCACCTTCGGTAAACCCCACAACTTCGTCATCACAGTCGCACTCAACCGCAACGCATCGTCCGGCACGTGCGTCTTCTCCAACGTCTGCCGACTCACCACGAAGCTCCGCATCCCCTTCGCGCCCCACCGCCACAACATCTCATACCCTTCCGCCTCGTAGTCATCGACCATCGCACGCACCCGCTCGGGATCCTCCAACGGACTGTCACCCCACCACACCACCACCGGGTCATACCCATCCCTCGCCGCCGCCTGCGCGCACCGCCAAAACACGCTGTTCTCCAGCTCAATCGGTGTCCCGTTCCACACCTTCGCCCCCACGCATGACAACTCGTACGCCGCACAGTGGGCAGGTAGGGCAATCGTCACCGGCAACTTCGTCTTCCGCGCCCGGTGAATCAACACCTGGACCACACTTTCCCCGTTCGGCCCGATCGGCACCAAGTGCTTCATCGGCAACCGCTTGCTGTTCGGCCTCATCGGAACCACGATTCCGGGCCTCATGCCGCTCCACCCCGCACATCCGCAACCACCCTCTCCCGCAACTCCGTGCTCGTCACGCCCGCCGTGTACGGCACATACGCCAGCATCACGCCCTGCCTCGTCAGATACGTGATGTCCGTCCCGATCTGCCGCATGTAATCCTTCATGTGCCAGTCCGTCCCGATCGCCAGCACACTCGGGTTGAAGTCCTCCATCATCTTCCACGCCTCTTCGTCATACTCATTCGCCACCGCCCGACTGACCCACCGGCACCCCCGCACAACCGCCAGCCTCTCCTCCAACGTGCAGATCGGCCCCTTCCCCTTGAACCTCTTCACGAACCCATCCCGATTCACCCCAACCGTCACTTCCCCCAGCATCGAGCACTGCTGCAAGAAGTTCACGTGCCCCGCATGGAACAGATCAAACGTCCCAATCGTCAGCACCCGCATCGTCACAACACGGATGTTAGCTCGGGGCATTTGTCTATCTTCACCAAGCTCACGTCCAGATCCCATAGCCATAGCACTTCTCCAATCCCGTGCTGGTCAATCAACGTCTCGAACAACCCATTGTCACTCATCCGCGAGAAGTCCGGCATCTCCCAGTCCTTCGGAATCGCCGCCTGCATGTGCCCCACACTCAACCGATGCGGCTCCGAAACGATCCCCCGCGCGGGATACACCCGCACACCCGACGGCAACCTGAACCCACCCACCAACAACTTCCCCGTCCACATGTGCTCCCGAAACCCGTCCAACGCGCCCGGCAGCAACACATCGTCATCCCCCAACCACATCCAGTACGGACTCACCACTCGCTGATGCGCCCGCCACACGTTCCCGTGCCCATACCAGTCATCCGCCATCCCCTTCACATACGACACCCGCTCATCCCCGAAATGCAACCGGCTCGGCACCCACACCGGCTCCCCCGGCTTCGCACTCCCGATCAACACCAACCTGTCCGTATCCTTCGCCTGCCGCACGAACGACGCCACCAGAAACTTCAGCGTCGGCCTCCCCAACGTGCTGCACAACACCGTGATCATCCGTCCTGCACCCCACGGTCAAAGAAATCGCGAAACCCCTCGCACCACCCCTGGTACTCCTCACTCCACGTCCCCGGAAACCCAACTTCCTCCCACACCTCACGACTCGCCAACGGGGCCTTCACCATCACCAACGGCTCCAGCACCAACCCACTCGGCTGCCGATCCGCACAATCCCTGTACAACTCCCCATCCCACGCCTTCTTCTGCCAGACCGGCTTCCCGTCATGCACCATCGCTGCCCGCAACCCAAACGCATTCGCCGCGCGCCAGTGCTCCGGGTTCGGCTTCTGCGGCGGGTCGAACCACATCCACGGACTCACCTGCAAGTCCGGTCCCGTCATCGGGTACCAAATCATCCGCCGCCCATCCATCTCCTTCCTCAACCTCTCGAACGCACCGGGCATCAACATGTCGTCATCACCAATCAACGTGATGTAATCGGTCCGCATGTTCCGCTCCTGCAACTCCTGCCAGATATGCGGATGCCCAAAGTGCCCCGTCTTCTCCCCCTTCGCAAACGACACTGGACCCCCAGCAAAATCGCGGATCCACGGCTCCTCCCACCCGTCCCCCACGATCCGCAAGTGATCGAGCGGACCCAGCTCCTGCGCCAGAAAGCTCACGACCGTCAGCCGCAAACTCTGCCTTCCCTTCGACGCGCAAAACACCCCGATACTCTTCATTGGATCTCCGGTTCCGTCCCGTCCGGCTTCCGCAACCTCACCATCACATACACGATCTTGCTCTGCTCCTCGAACGTGCTCACCCCGATCTGCCCGTCCTCCCCACCGAGAAACGTGAACTCCGGGTACCCCTTCCCGTACTTCTGCTTCACCGGGCTCTCCTTCAAAAAGTACATGAACGTATTCTCATTCCAGTACGTCACGTGCGTCGGGTCCTGCCACGCCCCCCGTCCATCCGTGCTCGGCAGCAACATCGTCAGGATCCCACCCGGCTTCAGCACCCGATGGCACTCCTTCATCAACGCCACGATGTTCCGCTGCCCCATCTCCACGCCCAACGGCGCCAGATGCTCCATCCCATTGTTGCAAATCAGCTCATCCACACTCTCGTCTTCCCACGGCCACGGCAGCTGATTCAAATCCACGACCGTCACGCCCTCACCTGGCTCTATGTCAACATTGACATCACACCACTCGATGAGGTCTTCCCCACAGCACAACTGAATCTTCATGTCATCTCTCCCTTCCCGATCTTGACAATGGCAGCAGCCGCACGTCTCGCGGCATTTCCATCCCCACCAAAGTACGCGGCGCCGACCGGCGTTTCTGTCAACCACTTCTCGGCCTCCCCAGCCTTCAGGAAGAACCGCACCAAATACGAAATGACCTGCGCGGGTTCCCGCGCCACCATGCACCCACGCCCCTCCCAAATGCTGTCCGGCATCCACGGCTCCCACGCCAGCACCACGCACGGAATCCCCATCGCCAGCGCGCTCGCCATCGCAGAACTCGGCCGCCCCACCACCACGTCCGCCGCCCCCAACGTGCTGATCAACGGCTCCTGCACCACCGTATAATCGTAGTGCACCCCAAAGTCATCCTCGATGAACTCCCGATACTTACTCGCCCGCGTCCCCTCATACGGGTGCACCTTCACCACCAACTGGGCCGTATTCAAGATCCCCTTGAACCCCTTCCACGCCTTCATAAACTCCCCGAAGCTCCGGTACGCCACCCCCACATCCATCCACGCCCCCCGCGCGAAACTCGCGTCCGTCAGGAACGTCACCACCGGAGCATCCTGCGGAATCCGGTACTCCTCCCGTGCCGTCTGCCGCAGCCCCATCACATCCAACCCAAAGTACGGGTCCTGCTCCACGCTCCCCGTCTCCACCACCTTCCCCTTACACTCCATCACCGTGTGGAAGTCCCGGTAATTCGCCGTCCCCAGCTGCCACCCCGCGAACTTCTTCGCCGCGTGGTGCCCGATCCTCGGCGCATAGAAACTCCCATGACACAGCTCCACCGTCGGCACGCCCAACTCGTTCCCCGCCATCACCATGCCCCGGTGCCACGCATACTCGTCCGTCCACACCAGCACCATGTCCGGCTTCATCTCACGCACGATCTCGTACGCGCGCTCCCCCACAGCCATGTCATTGAGAATCCCGCCCCACAGATGTGGGGTCGCATCCCGCCCGTAGAAATCGAAGACCGCGCCGTCCGGCTTCTCCAGACTACTCACGATCTCCTGGGGCGGAACATTGTGCCACCACTCGATCAGCTGCTTTCGGACCCCGGCTGCGTAGATGTTATGGACTGCCGCCGCGATCCTGAAGTCACGTGGTAGAGCACCTTGTCGTCCGCCATCAAACCGAACTTCCTCCACCACTCACCACATCCTTTCCACCAACCATCCCGAATCTCCACCAGCTTCGCATCGATCATGCACCGCCGACAATCATCGTGCTCACCGAACTGGCGGACGCACCTTTCGCACACGTTTCGCTCTTTCTGGCCTCTGAAGTCTTCCACTCTGCCACCGCCCCTCCAAGTCACTCACCCATTCCCACCACTTCGGACCCGTCACCTCGATATCCCTGTTCTCCTTCACCCAATCCTTCGCGTTCGCCGCCACCTGCTTCCGATGCTTCTCATCCCTCACCAACTTCCCCAACTTCTCAATAAACGTCGAACTCACCAGCTCCTCGTGGCTCGGCATCCTGAACAACTCACCCGTCACCCCATCCTCGACCTCATCACAGTACGGCGGCACGTCCGCCATCAAGCACGCCCTCGGGTCCGGCAGCGCACTCGGCTCGTACCACTTGATCGCACTCTTCCCCAAATTGAACACATTCCCAATCAGCGGCGCGATCGCAATATCAAAGTCCAACGCACTCAACTTCAGCTTGTACGCCGAGTACGGGATCCACGGGTGCCACTCGATCCGATCCTTCGGGATCGCCTGCGTCACCCAGTCATACATCTTGTCCGTCCAGAACACCCACTTCACTTCCGGAAACTGCCGACTCGCCGCCTCCAGCGTCCGCTGCATCGGATACAAGTCCTGCCAATGACTGCTCCCACCCTGCCACAACACCCGGACAACCCCAGGATCCTTCGCCAACCTGATGTCCTCGTACTCCCCGAACTCCACGCTGTTCGGCAACACATACGTCTCCTTCAACCCATAATTCTCCACGTAGTATCGCCGCAACCGATCCGTCGTGAACGTCACCGCGTGCGCCCACTGCAAGCAGTTGTTCAACGTCCGAATCCCATCCCAGTTCCGCTTGATATCAAACCCATCCTTCCCATTCTGCCACAACGGAACTTGCTCACCCGTCGCATCCAACTTGATGTACAGCGCATCATCGCCCTTCTTCAACAGATCCACCAACAACGTCCCGTCCGGCAGCCGCGTCCCCAGATGAAAGAACACCGGGTTCATCGGATGCACAAAATCGATGTTGTCGTCCAGATCCGCGATCAACACGCTCGGCCTGAGCTTCTTCCCATCCTCCGTGTAATCGTCCGCATGCCGCACCAAGTCGAACGTCTTCAACGTCATCTTCCCGCCCACCGCAAAGAACAAACTCACGTCCTGCACCGCAATTCCCTTGATGTACGACGCAAGATCAGCCGCAGTCTTATGCTCCCACGGCGCTCCGTGGTACACCTGCGCCTTATGCGCCCGCTCCAACCACATGGTCGGCACGGTCACCCGATAGTAATAGTTCGCATTGAGTTTGCTGCTGGAGTGGGCAAACAATCGAGGAGGAGTATGCACAATCCTACCCTTTCACTTCACCTGGATATTCGCGGAGTGCGTCAGCTTCACGACCTTGTTGCCGGGCACCGCCCACCGCCGTCCTTCCTGCGACTGCAAGAACCGCTTCATCGACTCCCCAGTCGTATCATCAAACAGCTCGGGATGCAACTTATACAACACCGTCGCTTCCGCATCACTGAAGCTGGCAATCCAGTGGTAGCCCTTCGGAGCCGAAGTCAGCATACCCTTGAACGATTCCTGATCCAAGAACCCCATCTTGGACCACCAGTTCATCATCCCACGATGGCGACTTGCAGAGGGAGCACGAAGTGCCCCCTCCGCAATCGCGTTGGCAGCCCATTCACCGGACCGACGACTGATGATCGTCAACTTGCTCATGCAGTCGAGATCCCGTACATCACACCACTGCCCTTCTCGGCCATGACCTTGAGCGTCAACTCGCCCACAACCATTCCGCGCACCCGATCGCCATCGGCAGCGAGCCGACGGAACCGCAGCGGACGGAGGTAAGCGATCTGCACTCTCGGCAGCTCCAAGAAGTAGATACGACCCTTCAGGCTATTCGCGCCCGTGGCCGCACTCGACACCGGAGCCCACCGGTCCAGCACGATGTTGATGAGCCCGAAATCGCTCAGGTACGAGTTGATCGACCTGATGATCGCCTGCTCACTCGCATTGATGTTCAGCGTGATGCTCGCCGACCCCGTGACCAGCGGGTTCCCAGCGAATGCACTGATCTTCCGCTTGTAAGCGGGACCAGCGAAACACCAACCGGGATTGCCACCATTCTCGTAGATCTTCTGAAGCATCGCGTTGAAGCAACCCTCGTTCAGCGACGCGGCCGCCGAGCCCTGCATCGCGGAGAATCCGAGAGCCGTCGAACCCGCGTGGTGCTTGTTCGTGGTCAGGAAGTCGTCCAGCGACTTCATCACACGCGCCGTACCGTCGGCCGAGATGGCCTTCACGGTACCCACGACGGACCCGTCCGAACCGGCGAACAGCCGATTCTCGATGTTACGCATGACCTCGCGGGTTCCCTTCATCACTTCGTACAGGAACGTGTCGCTGAATCCGTACGGAGAAACCACCTGCTGGGTTTCGGATACGGCAACGTGCTTCCCGAAAATCTGCGTGATGTTGATCTTCCGCGATGCGGCCGCCACGGTGTCGGCGTTGAACGCCTGACCTTCCGGACGACCCGCCGTGGACGTGGCTGCGAGCGTATCCTCCAGCCATTCCTCGGTCGTGTGCCTGGCCGCCACCTTGGGCGCCAGGTTGTGAAGAGGCGTATCGAATGGATCCGTGTTGACAACCATGTCCGCGACACTTTCGCGGTTCACAGAGCCAGCTCCGATTCCATACAAATACGCGGTTCCGATGTCAGCCATCGAACGTCACCTCCGCAGGACGACCCTACTCGTCGTCTCTGCCTGCCCATTCCGGGCGTAGAGCCTCGATCTCGCTCTGGAGTTTCGATCCCTTGATCCACTCACGCGCAAACGCAAGTGCCGCGTCCGGTGACCCAAGGTTCTGAACCCGCTGACTGGCCTCCATCAGACCCTTCGTGTTGGGTTCTCCCTCATTGGCCAGGGGTGGTCCACTGTTGCCAATCGGCTCACTCGCGGCAATCTTGTCCGCTCGGCGCTGCGGGTTGTCCGACGGCTGCGCCTTTCCCATCGTGCTTTTCCACAGGTCGTACGCCACTTCGTACGCACTTCCCTGCGTCTCGGGATCCGCCAAGAGCTTCTCGAACGCCTTGTTGATCCCGGGATTCCGCGCCAACACCTTCTCCAACTCCCGGTCGGTGAAGCGTTGGTCCACATCCTCCCGTCCGAAGAACTCCTTCTTGGCCCTCAACGAACCTTCGATCGGCCCGAAGAAGCCCCGCACCTGCTCCGTGATCAGGTCCGGAATCCTCTGCAACGCCTCGATGACAGGCTTCTGCTTGGCGTCGATCACCTTCTGAAGCGCATGCACATCCAGTCGTCCCTCGTCATCGTACAGGTCCTCCTCCCGAGTCCTGCCCGGCTGGGGCTCTGATGCCTGGAATTGCCTCAGCTGCTCGTTCGCCTGCTGCAAAATCTTCATCTGTTCCTGGCTCGTTGAAGCCACACTCTTCCACTTGTCCAACTCTGCGATCGTATTGCGAAACCCACGCTCGGCTTCCTCGCGTGATTTGTACTTTCCGAACCAGAGTTCCTCTTGCGGGTTGTCCGCCATGATCCATCCACCACCCTCGGTCGGGTTGTCCGACCTCACACGTCCACCCACGGCCCCCGCTTCAGGGACTCTCCCTCGGCGGCCTGGCGAACCATCTCATCATAGTGGTTCTTGCGGCTGGTCGGCAAGTCCGCCATCCACAACAACATCTCGATTCGGCCCGTGATCCGGGCATAATCCGCTTGCGGCAAGGTGCTCGCGGCCACCTGATTCATCTGCGACCTCAGCTGGTCCCCGATCTCCTCCCTCAACACCGCGAACGCCTGACTCTTCTCCACGGCCAGCCACGCCTCATACAACGTCCGGCCCCGCCTCAACTCCTCCTCAGCGTCCTGCGGAACTCCCCTCTTCGCGAACGGGTTCCACCACTTCATCCCACCGCTCCTAACTCTTTCGGCCGAGCACTCGGCACCCCACTCTCGCCCTCTCCACCAATCGCGGCCTGCTGCATCTGGGCCGCCAAGTTCAGGATCACCGCGTCCGTGCCCATCAGCTCGTCCGCGTTCGGCACCCCACTCAGCAGCATAATGTGCCGCAGCATAAGGACCCAGTTGACGAACTGCGCCATCACCGGGTTGCTCCCTGCCACCTGCATCACCTGCAACAGCTTCTGGAAGTGCGTATCCCGGTCCACGCCCCGCAACGAGCCCATCGCCCGCGCCTCGTAGTCGGGCAACATCTCGTTCACCCCGAGCTGGTCCCCCTCCATCGGGATCGGCCTGAACGTCAGCGGGTCCAGCAACGCACTCGTCCCCATCGCCCTCAACTGGTGTGGGAACGTCAGGTACCTCCGATTCAGCTGCACGAACCAGTTCGCCGTCTTCTCCAGGAACTGCCGCTCGAACAGCCTCGCCCCCATCAACGTCCGGATGTTCGCCGCCGTCTGCCGACCCACGAACCCCCGCGCCGTCTCACGGTCTGGCCCACTGAAGCCCTGCATCGCATCCCTGATGATGCCCGTGCCCTGCTCCATCCACTGCATCTGCTGCTCAAGCTCGGTGTACGTGTTCGCCAAGCCCCGCAGGTCCATCGACAACGGCGCGATGTTCCCGTCGATCGGACCCTCCACGCGCAACAGCCCGCCGGGTCGCACCCACCACTTCCGCGTATCTGGAAGGACACGACTGTTCACCAGGAACACCGGGTCCGTCGCCAGCTGCAACGCATCGAGCTTCTGGCTCGCCATCGCGTTGCTCGCCGTCTGCAACTTCTCCACACTCTCGACCATCGACGGCCGATGGAAGTAGTCGGGATCGGGGATCGGCGCGAACTCACCGAACGGCAGCCGACCGAACGGGTTGGGTCCCGCCCTCAACAGGTGCTTGCGGGCCGCCACCGTAATGACGAGGTTGACCTGCCCCTCCTTACCCAACGCGCGGGGCACCCGTCCCCAAAACTGCAAGATCTCGATGGGCTTCTCGTAGTCCGTCGTGCCCCAATCGCCCTCGATCCGCTCACTCGCGGGGTTCTCGTACCCCACCAACGTCGCGTCCTGGGGCTGTTGGCGCGCCTTCGGGTCCATTTGCACTTCGGCAGCGCCCGCCTTCTCGAAGAACCCATCCTCCGCGAGCCGGTTGATGTCCTCCAAATCGAGGAAGAACCGCTCCACCACCCACCGCATGTCGCGGATCCGCGCGACACCGGGCTGTGGGAAGAAGTCCCGCATCCTGACGTACCGTGCGACCGGCCCATCGAATGTGAACTCTTCCCCCGTATACTCGGCTTCACCTGCGCCGAGATCCGCCCGGAAGTAGATTTGCTCCCGCTCCACGGCCCACGTGTACTTCGCCACGCTCGTCCCGAACACGCTCGCCCCCACCAACATCCGCGTGCTCACATCGAAAATGTCTGCATCCTCGAACTGCGCCGCGTTGAGGGCGGTCCGCTTCCGCGCGATCACCTGATCTTCTGGCCCACCCGCCATGAACGTGATGGGCTCCCCGCTCCCACCGAGCGAGATATCCACAATGCGCGCCGTGTTGTTCTGGACCATACTGAACAGGATGGGGATCGCGATGTTGTTGCGGTACGGAATCAGCTTGCCCTGCTTGTACCCACGGTACAGCTTGTACCACTTCGCCGCCTTCGTGTACCACGGCTGGAAATGGTCCCGACTCAGCTCGAACGACTGTGTTGCCAGATTGACGTACTGCTCCCGTCGTTCCGCAGGGGTGGCCGCACGTTTCACCTCACCTTCTCGCTTTCGATACGCCATCAGAAGCTCACCCCCAATTCACGTCCGTTGGGATCCACGACGAAACCCGCCTCTTTCCCGTGCAGGTAGAGCCGCCACGTCAACCACGTATCCCGAAACGCGTACGTGAACAGCTTCCCCATCTCCCCGTCCTTCCACAGACCCGGCGCGCTCGCCCCGTCGGGCTCCGTCTTGCCGAACCCCAGCGTGTCCTGGCAGATCCGGTCCAACTTCCAGCTTCCCTTCGGCCACCGCTCCGGGCCACACGCCTTCCGAATCCTCGCGTACAGGTCGCAGTTGTGCCGTATGTTGATCCGTCGTCCCAATGTCCACCCCAGCACGACATTATCGTACTGCAACCCATTGAAGGATACCACGGACTCGGCCGCCTCAAGCCGTTTTGCGAGTGCCTCGATGTCGTGGCCCTCCGCGTCGCCCGCCGTGTAGAACGTCGGGAGGCCCGTCTCCGCCTCGATCACACACGCAACGCTGATCCCCGCGTGCGTCTTGAACATCGTCCAGTCTTCTCGGTCATCCTTCGACTCAAGAGCCTCACTGTCCCAAACCACCACACCCACGCGCTCTCCAATCGTCAGTGAACGGACCCGTCCCACTGGGGCCGCTCATCGAGTTCATCGTAAATCGTCCGAATGTCCACGTCTCGCCACTCACCGGGCGGTGTCCACATCAACTCGTCGTATGGCCGACCACGATCGACCGGCTGATCCCCACCCGTCGTGGGTGGTGGCGTGTACACATCGGGGTGAAACACGTCCGCACCTGCGTCCGCCATGTCCCGTTTCGCGAATCCGATGTGCGTCATCTCGTACACCAGCTCTTGCACGGCCCCCGCACCCCGCACGAGCCGCACTTTTCCGGTCTTCCAGCCGTACACCGCCTGCAAAATGCGGTCTTCCTTGCTGGTGGACCGCCTCACGAGCAGCAGGTTGGGGCTCGGAATGCCGTGTTTATGGCATGCCTCCACCAAAAACTGCTCGAAAAGGCCCTCTTTGCCGCCTCCGACCCGCTCGTCCGTCACGACGAAGGGCCAAGCACGCCGCCTCTTCAGCTCTTGGAGCATGATCACGAGCTTTTCCATGAAATCCGACCCGCTCGCGGTGTTCGATCGCCACCCGTCGAGGTAGTAGACGGTCCCGCTGACGCGATCGTGGCCCCAAATCTGGATGACGTTGTAGTCGCCGTGGCCCGCGCGCTTCGGATCCTTGAATGCGGTGTCGCAGTGCACGCTCACTTGGAGGTTTCGGGGGATGTGGTCGGGCTCCACCCACAAATACTTCACGTCGTCGTCCGTCAGCGGCATGTTCTTGCTGCTGGCGGGGTCGCACATCATCTGCGAGGCGAAGTCGTCGGGGTCCCCCTCCTCCAACTCCATCAGGTAGTCGTCGGGGTAGACCTGCGGGATGACGCTCCGCCCATCCGCGCCCCGGACGGGCTGGAACCACACGTGCCACGGCCCGCCCTCCTTGTAGAAACCCTCACGGGGGGCTGGGCACCCGCTCCACGACGCGATGCCCTCCTCCCGCATGACGCGGGCCGCCACGTCCCCCTCCACGTAGGGCGTCAACTGCACCAGGGTGAGGGCGTTCGACTTCTGGGCGAACTTCATGGAGTCCAGGTGCTCCAGGGCCTGGAACACCCAGGTCCGCTCCTCCTTCAACTTCTCCTTGACGATGGGGTCATCGAGCCGGAAGTAGTCGGGTCGGCCACCCGTCGCACCCTTCGTCACGCTGGTCGCGCGGATGCTGTAGTCGCGGAGGGTGGGGTTGGGCCGCTCGGCGTGGGTGAGGAGCCCGTCCGCCCACTTTCGGTTGTCGAGGCCGGTGGGCGCCCACACCCCGTACAGGTCGGAGAAGAGGCCGTACTGGTTGAGGCCCTCCCACACGGTCTTGGTCATCTGCACGAACTCCTTCGACTTGTCGATGTCGTAGGAGCTGACCACTTCGGCGATGTTGGGGTCGAGGAGGTGGATCCACTGATCGACGGCCGCCCCAATCGTGGACTTGCCGAACCCACGGAAGGCGATCGTGATGAGCTTCTTGGGCCGACGGATACCGGCGCGGCGCCACGCCATCCACTCCAGGATGTGGGCGCCGATCCACCGGGCGTACCGACCATGCAGGTCCACGTCGAGCCAGTTGTCTTGGGGGTTGTCCAGACAGTACGGGCGCGCACCGAAGCCGTAGCACAGGTACCACCAGAACGATCGCTTTCCCACTTCCCCAAGTAGCCGACGCAGCTCTTTCA